CGGAGGACCCCGGGCAGGCGGGCAAGGGGCAGGCGTCTACCATGGTGCGCATGTTGAAGGGGTGACGTGGTAGCCCGGCGCATGACGGGCAGCAAGCTCACCCGTGCCCGCCCCCTGATCGCACAGGTGCAGGCCGGTAACGTGTACCTCGTGGAAGGGGGCTGGAACAGCGCCCTGCTCCGTGAATGGGACGCGTGGTCTGCCACCGATGGCGAAACGGACGATCAGGTGGACGCCGGGGCGGACGCGTACGATGAGCTCGTGAACCATACGCAATCCCGCCCGCGCGTGCGGGTGGCGTAGGAAGGAGGCAGCATGTTCAAGGCGCTAACCAATCAGCTCCAGCAGCGCACCGCCCGGGGGCGCCTGCAGGCGGCACCGCCAGCCCGGGCCGGCGGTGCGGGAAAGTCCATGCTCGGCGGTGGTGCCCCTGCGGGCGGTGGCGTGGCGGGCACTTCGCCCACTCGGTACAACGACCTCGTCCGGGAGGCGTACGTCCGCAACGTGGTCGGCTACCGGGCCGCGCGGCTGGTGGCCCAGACCGTGGCGGCGTTGCCGCTGCTGGAGCGCCGTGGGACGGAGGATCACGATGAAGGGCCGCTGCTGGCCAAGCTGAACCGCCCCAACCTGTCCCACACCCGCTCCACGTTCCTAGAGACGCTGGTGCTGTACCTGCTCTACGGTGGCGACTCCTTCCTGTTGGGCCGGGGCGTGTACGAGGGCCGGGAGCCGGAGGAACTGTGGCCGCAGATGCCGCCGAGTGTGGAGCTTGTGACGGCGCGGGGCTACCCGATGCCCACCGCGTACAAGGTACGCACCGGGGGCGGCAGCCCGGAGCGGTTTGAGGTGGATCTTGTGACCGGGCGCTGCGATATCCTGCGGATCACGCACCCGCACCCCGCGGGCGACCTTACGGAGCGCGGCGTGCCCGCACTGGGGCCAGCGGCGGGGCGGGTGGACCTGCACAACGCCGGCACCGCGTGGAACTACTCCGTCCTGCGCCGCGGGGGCCGCCCGTCCGGGGCCTTCGTTCACGAGGAGGAGCTGGACGACGAGCAGTTCGAGCACCTGCGGGAGGAGGTAGACCGCATGGTGTCCGGTGCCGATCAGGTGGGCCGCCCGCTGGTGCTGGATGGCGGGCTCAAGTGGGAGGACCTGTCCGCCAGCCCGCATGACATGGATTGGCTTGAGGGCCAGCGGGACGCGGCGCGGGATATAGCCCTGGCGGTGGGTGTGCCAGCCCAGCTCGTGGGCATCCCGGACTCCCAGACGTACAGCAATTACCGGGAGGCGCGGCTGGCCCTGTACGAGGACACGGTGCTACCGATGGCGGACCACCTGTTGGCGAGCTTGAGCCAGTGGTTGGCACCTGTGATGGGCCTGGAGCCAGGGCACCGGTTGGCGGTTGACGTTGACAACGTGCCGGCCCTGTCCGTGCGGCGTGAGCGGTATTGGGAGAAGGTGGAATCCTCCACGGTGCTCACCATTAACGAGAAGCGGGCGGAGCTGGGCTACGACCCAATCGCTGGCGGGGACGAGCTTTACGAGGCGCCCAACAAGGTGCCGTTGTCCATGCTGGAGGATGGTATTGGGCTGGATGCCGCTGGCGGGGATGCCGCCGGGCTCCTGCCCGGGGGCGAGGAGCCCGCGGACCCGTCCGCTGCGGTGCGCCGGGTGCTGGAGGACATGGACGCCGGGGAGCTGGATCAGGATGAGGCCGTGGGGGCGCTGGCGGAGGCGCTGGGCGTGGCCCGGGATATCGCGGAGGCCCTGCTGGAGGAGGCTGACCAGCGTACCAGCGCCAACCGTCAAGCATCCCGCTCGCTGGCCCGTGCCCGCAACCGGTTGGAGGCCGTGAAGTAATGGGCAAGCTCCTGTTCGGGCGCAACGAGGATTCCCTGCACCGCACCCAGCAGCGGCGCATCGGCAGTCACCGCCGGAAGATGCGTGAGGTACTGCGCAAGGGGCTGGAGGACGCGTACGAGGCGGCGGCGCGGAGCGTGGAGAATGACGGGGATGCAGGGGCCGCGGGGCGCCGGGCGCTGGAGGTGTTGGAACGGGAGGCGCGGGACCCGGTGCTGGCGGAGTACGAGAGCACGGTCAGGGAGGCGTCGGACCGGCTGGCCAAGGCAGCGCGGCGCCGCCGGCAAGGCAAGTCCTACCGCGGTTGGGGCCGGCACAGGAAGGATGAGGCCAGTGCGGTGGAGCGTGCGATCGATACCTGGCTCGCCACCCATGCGGCGGAGCGGATCACCAACATCGAGGACACCACGCGGGGGCAAGTGCGCCGCATCGTGTCCCGGGCACGCCGAGACGGGGAGGGGGTGCAGGATATCGCCAAGCGTGTCCGCGACGTCGGCCCGCAGTTCTCCCGCTACCGCTCCCAGATGATCGCGCGCACGGAGACCCTTGCCGGGTGGATGGGCGGGGAAGCCGCCACCGCCAAGCAGATGGTCCCGGACATGGGCAAGGAGTGGATCAATGGGGGCGATGATCGGGTACGCGGGGACCCGGGCGGGCGCTGGGCGGACGCGGATTACAGCCACTATCATATCCACGGGCAGGTCGTGGGCATGGATGAACGCTTCGACGTGGACGGGGAGCTCCTGGACCACCCCGGCGACCCGGGCGGCAGCGCGGCGAACGTGATTAACTGCCGTTGCGTGTTAGGGTATGTGGAGCAGGATTAACGGACCGTGTGTTTACAACTCCCCGTTCATGCAGTAGTTTGGCGGTGGTATTCTAGGGGGCCTGAACTATGGGCACGAAGAATCAAGACGATTGGATGGCGCAGTGCGTGCCGGAGAAGATCGGCGAGGGGTACGATTACGACCAAGCGGTAGCGGTGTGCCTGTCCATGTACGAGGAGAACCAGGGCGGGGAAGGCAGCGGCGACCAGCCCCAGCCCGGCGACAGCAACCCGGACGGGCGCCAGCCCCCGGGAACCATCAGTACGCTTCAGGATAGCAAGGGGGCCACGGTGCGGGCTTTCTCACACAGCAAGGGCGGCCAGCAAGGGCGCACAAAGGACGCCAGCGGGGAGCGCAAGCTTGTGGATTTTCCGCTGGACGTGAAGCAGGCCAAGGCCAACGATAGCGGCGACGTGGAGTTCGAGGGCTACGCCAGCGTCTTCGGCGTGGTGGACTCCGACCTAGATGTAATCGCTCCGGGCGCGTTCAGCGAATCGCTGAAGCAGTGGCGGGAGGCCGGGCGCATGCCCCCGCTGCTGTGGCAGCATGATTGGGCGAACCCGATTGGGCGGTACGATGAGATCCGGGAAGACGAACAGGGCCTGTACGTCCGCGGGCGCTTGTTCGTTGGCGATATCCCCGCGGCCCGCCAAGCGGCCCGCCTGATCCAGGAACGCGCTATCGACGGCCTGTCCATCGGCTTCATGCCGCAGCCTCCGGTCACCATGGACGAGTACACCCTGGTCCGCACGTTCTTCAAACTGGATCTCCTGGAGGTATCGGTCGTCACATTTCCGGCGCTGGAAGTGGCCCGGATCGATGCCGCCCGGGAGGCCAGCAAGCAGGCCGGCAACAAGCAGGCCGAGCAGGCCGGGGAGGGCGGCAACGACGCCGCGATCCAAGCCGGCGACATCCCGCGACTGGAGACCTTGGCGGAGGCCGAGGCCCTGCTCCGGCGTGCGGGGTTCAGCAAAAACGCGGCCACGCGCTACGTATCCGGGCTCCGGAACCTAGTGGCCGCGGAAGACAGTAGCTCCCGGGGTGAGCCCGGGGAGGAAGGTAACGGCGAGGAGTTGGCCAAGCAGCTCCACGCCATTGCAAGCAAGCTCACCACGGGAGGAAATAACCATGAGCACGCATGATGTGAAGCAGGCGGTCGACGAGATGGGCCGCGCCTTTGAGCAGTTCAAGAGCTACCACGACGAGGCCCTTGGGCAGAAGGCGGATCAGTCGCACGTTGACGCGCTGGTGAAGGAGGCGCAGGAGAAGGCCAACGCTGCGGTTAGCGACCTGTCCGAGAAGCTGGACAGCAAGGCCGGCGAGCTGGCGGCCCTTCGCGCTGCGGTGCAGCGGGGCGTCGGGCAGGCCGGTTCGGACATGGGTCTGGACCCGGAAGCCAAGGCGCGGAAGTTCGAGGGCATCACCGGGCAGGAGGAAGGCGCCCTAACCCCGGACGCCGTCACTGATTACGCCAAGGCGTTCAGCGGCTACCTCCGCCGCGGCGAGGCCATGCCGGCCGAAGTGGCCAAGGCCATGCAGGTCGGCCGGGACCCGGAAGGTGGCTTCTGGGTGGAGCCGGACACGGACGGGCGGATCGTCAGCAAGATCTACGAGACGTCTGCCGTGCGCCAGGTGGCCAACGTCACCACCATTGGCACCGACGCGCTGGAAGGCCCGCTGGACCTAGATGAGCCGGACTCCGGCTGGGTCGGCGAGACGGAGGACCGCCCGGATACCCGCAGCCCGCAGGTTGGTAAGTGGCGCATCCCGGTTCATGAGCAGTACGCCCAGCCGCGGATCAGCCAAAAGATGCTCGATGACGCCATGGTGGACGTCGAGCAGTGGCTGGAGGACAAGGTCGCGCGCAAGCTGGCCCGCGGGGAGAACCAGGCGTTTGTCAAGGGCAACGGCAGCAACAAGCCGCGCGGGTTCCTGTCCTATGACCTCGGCGACCCCGATGGCACCAACTGGGAGCGCATCCCGTACGTGGAGACGGGCGCGGACGGTGCGTTCAGCACCTCCAACGGCAGCGGTGGCGACGTGCTGATCGACGCCATCTATGGCCTCAAGGAGGAGTACCGTACCAACGCCACGTGGGCCATGAACCGCAGCGTGGAGGCGGAGGTGCGCAAGCTGAAGGACGGTCAAGGGAACTACCTCTGGCAGCCGGACTTCAGCCAGCGCAACGGCAGGGCTATCCTCGGAGCGAACATCATTAACTTCGAGGACATGCCGGGCATTGCCTCCGACTCGCTGTCCATTGCCGTGGCGGACTGGGAGGAGGCGTACCAGATCGTGGACCGGGTGGGTATCCGGGTGCTCCGCGATCCGTACACCGGCAAGCCCTTCGTGAAGTTCTACACCACCAAGCGCGTCGGCGGTGGTGTGGTGAACTTCGAGGCCATCAAGCTCGTCAAGTTCGCTGCTTAAAGCGGCGTCGGTACTGGCCCGGGGCACGTGCCCCGGGCTGCCTAACAAGAGGGCAAGGTTATGACTCAGCGGGATATCCACACCAACATCGATAGCGCACTGGCCATCAAGCCGGACCAGTACGCCAGCGGGGAAACCAACAGCGAGGGCGCTGTGGACCTGCAGGGGTACGGCTCCGCCGCGATCCGCGTCGTGGTGGGCGCTGTGGACACGGCAGGCGTCACCATTAAGGTCCAGGAGCGGGACAGCGAGTCCGATGACTGGGCCGACGCGGACGACGATCACCTGCAGGGCAGCAACGCCCGGGAGCTGGAGAGTGACGACGCGGAGAGCGTGGTCGAGATGGGGTACACCGGCTACAAGCGGTATATCCGCGTGCTCGCGGATGCCAGCACCGGCGACGCCCACCTTGCCGCCGTGGTTGAGCGCGGGCACCCGGGCGTGCGTGTAAGCAAGGAGGACTAATCCATGCCCAAGGTCCGCTTCAAGCGTAACTTCAAGTACGCGCTGGACGGCGTGGACGTGGTGACTTACCCGGCCAACACCGCCCGGGACGTGCCGGACGCGGTTGCCCGCTCCGCCGTGCGTCAAGGCGCGGCGGAGATGGTGCAGGAGGGTGCCGCCACCGCCAAGGGCGGGGCATCCAAGGGCACCGCCACCAACCGTTCCACCGGTGCCCAAACCAAGGCCAATCAGGGCGCCAGCGGCGGAGGTCGCAAGGTAGAGGAACAGGGAGGGACGTAAGTGTCCATCCTGCAGCCAAGGGGCCATGAGCTGGTCGAGGGTGGAAACCTCGACCAGCTCGACCAGTACAAGCAGGAGGCCGCGGCGTGGGCGGTGGCGCCGGAGGACGATCCGGCGCTGCCCGGCATGCTGCGGCTCGCTGCGGGGGTGGTGGAGCAGCGCACGGGCCGGGGGCTGGTGCCCCGGGAGGTGTGCTGGCTGTACGACGCCCACGAACCCCGCCCCGGGGCGGGCACGTCCTGGCAGACAGCGCCGTTGCACCCGCTGAACTACTGGGAGCCGGGCGGGGAGTTACGGGTGCCGTGGCCCGCCGTGAGCGAGGTGGTGCAGGTGGAGGTACGCACGGGGCCGGATACGTACGACGCTGTGCCGGGCGAGCACTACGTTGTGCGCATTGATGGTCCGCGCCGCCCGGCCCGGGTGGTGGCGCCGCCTACGGTGCCGTGGCTGCCGCCGTATGAGGCGGAAGGTGCATACCGCGTGACGGCCAAGCACGGCCCGCAGGAGGGGGAAGACCTACCCGCGGACCTCAAGGGCGCCATGTTCCAGCTCCTGTCTTACCTCTACGAGCACCGGGGCTGCGACGCTCACGATGCGTGGAGGCGTAGCGGGGCCGCCGCCATTGCCCCGCGCGCCGCGCGTAGCGTCACCGGGAGGGCTGGGTAATGCCCTGTGACGTAGGCCCCGGGGATCTACGCTGGCGGGCCACCTGTAAGCGCCGTCAGCAGGTGGCGGACGGCACCTCCTGGAAGTGGGAGGTGTCGGAACTGCCGCCCGTGCCAGCCCTGTTCCGCAGCGTTAGGCCGGAGCCCGTGGCCGGGCGGGACCGGGAGCACGAGCACCGGGTGGCGGAGCTGGTGGTGCGCCATGGCACGGACATGCAGTTCGACGATATGGTGGCCATTGACGGGCAGGAGCGGGACTACCGGGTCATCGGTGTGGAGCACCCGTACCGGGGCCGCTACCGCCGTTGGATGCGCGTCCACCTCGCGTGGCCGCGTACGAACGAGGAGTAGCCATGGGTCGCCGGCACAACAGCACCAAGCAGCTTCTGCAGGCGTTCAAGGATGGGGCACAAAAGAACGTGTCGGAAGCGGCCCGGGTCCTGCAGGGGGAGGTACGAAAGAAGCTCCGCGGGCCGCGTAGCGGGCGCACGTACCCGGTGCCGGATACCCAGCAGACCTATACCGCTTCCGCCCCCGGCGAGCCCCCGGCACGGCGCACCGGGGAACTCGCAAGGAGCTACCAGACGCACGAACCGATGAGTGGCACGCCGGAGGCGTACGTGGGCACGGACTCCCCGTACGCGCTACCGCTGGAGAAGGGGACGCGGCGAATGGCCGCGCGTCCGCACTTCCGCCCCGCGGCGAAGGAGAACCTGCAGCGGTTGCACCGGATCATGACCCGCAAGGTGGAACCATGACGGAGCCGGAGGACATCGAGGAGACCCTAATCGCAGCCCTGCGGGAGGACGCGGCCCTGCGGGAGCTACTGGCCCCGTCGCCCCTGCACAACGATGCTACGCCCGGGGTATGGGAGGCGTGGGCGCCGGAACAGCAGGCGGAACCATACCTGACGTTGGTAGGGGACTACGCCCCGGCGGAGACCCCGTGGGCGCTGCGTACGGGCACGGTGGACGTGCATATCTGGGACCGCGGCCCGGGGTACAGCAACGCCCGCAAGATCCGCGACGCAGTGTTGCAGGCGCTGGATCGCAGGACGTTCGGCAGCCAGCGCACCGGGTACAGCATACGGGTATTCGCGGGCGCGGACGCCCCCGTTAGCGAAGACCAACCGGGTCAGGTACACTGGCTCCAAGCGTTGGATGTAAGGTACTGGCGGCAGGCCGATTTGGAGGCAATGAGCAATGGGTAACAACGCAAAAACAGGGTCGCTCCGTAAGGAGTCGCTGCGGAACTTGCTGGTGGACGCCGGGGCCGTGTACCTGAATTACGGCGAGGAGGATGAGCGGCTGCTGGGGGCCACCCAAGGCGGCGCGTCCTTCAACGTGGAGCAGGAGGTCCGGGAGATCGAGGTGGACGGTGCCCGCGGCCCGATCAAAGGCGGTCGGCGCGTGGTGGAGGAGCATGCGCGGATCACCGTGAACCTCATGGAAATGACGCCGGAGAACCTGGAGATTGCCCTGTTCGGCGCCGAGGCCTCGGACAACGGCAGTGATGGGGGCAAGAAGGTCACGCGCAGCATCAGCACCCCGGGGGACAGCGCATACTTTAAGAACATCGCCCTTGTTGGGGATATCGCGGGCAGCAGCGAGCCCGCAATCTTCCTAATCAAGAACGCCATGGCGGATGGCAACTTCGAGCTGACCACCGAGGACCAGGACGAGGCGGCGGTGGAGGTGCAGTTCACCGCGCACTTTGACCCGGAGGCGCTGCACGAATCCCCCTGGGAGATCCGCATGCCGGCGCTCACGGAGGATGACGGCAGCGACAACGGCGGGGAGGACTAATGGCACGCGCTACCATCCGGGACCTCAATGCAGGGGACGTTATCGACCTTGCCGATATCCTCGCGGAGTGCTGGGATCACCTCGACTTTTCGCTGGTGCAGCAAGCCCAGCAACAGTCCACTGCGGGCGATGCGTCCCTGCGAATGCAAGTCGGCCAACATATCGTCGGCGTAGCGCTCAAGCACGCACGGGAGCCGCTGGTGTGCCTTGTGGCGTCCCTGTACGAGGAGGACGTGGAGGCCCTGCGGAAGCGGCCCCCGACCGCGATCCTGGACGCGCTGGAGGCCGTGCTGGATTCCCAGGAGGGGCGGGATTTTTTCGAGAAGGGGCGGTCGCTGCTGGGGACCGCGGGGCGTACCTAGATTTCGTTGCTCGCCGTTACGGATGGGGACCCGCGGAGCTTGCCCGGGTGCCCATCCGGCATTGGTGCCCCATGCGGGAAAGTGGCCGCCGTGCTGAGGTGGAAGAGTGGAAAGAGGTACGTCGCGGGCACGTTCTTACAGCCTACCTCCTGGGCGCCTTCCCGAAGATGCAGTGGAGCAAGGCGCTGGAAAAGACCGGGCTAGGGGTAGGTGGCAGCGGTAAGCAGCAGGCCCCCAGCAAGCGCCAGGCCCGCCGCAGTAAAGAGGACATATTAGCCCGGGCGGATCGGATCAGGAGGGCGGACCTTGGCATTTGAGCTCTTTAACGTCGTTGGCCGCCTAGCGCTGGACGGGCACGATGAGGTCGTATCGGGCCTCAATGAAATCGATCAGGGGGCGGAGCAAACCCAAAACGGGTTCGATCAGCTAGCGGACGGGATCGAATCCTCGGGCCAGCGTATATCCAGCGCTGGCGACACCCTTTCTAAAACTGTTACCGGGCCGCTGGCTGCTGTGGGGGCGGCGGCGACGGGCCTGGTGTCCAATTTTGCCGGTGCGGCGGATGAGGTCGAAAAGACCTCGCAGATGCTCGGCATATCCGGGGAACGATATCAGGAAATCGAGTACGCACTGGGGCAGATTGCCGGGATGGGTGCCCCGGAGGCGCAGCGTTCGCTTGAGCGACTGAACCAGACGGTTGCGGAGGCCCAGCAGGGCAGTGACAGCGCGACCCAAGCGCTGCAGGACTTGGGGTTCAGTCAGCAGGAGATTGCCGACGGCGCCATTGATACGGAGGAGGCGTTCAACCGGGCAATCCAACAGATCGAGAACGCTGGGTCGCAGTCTGAGGCCACTGGCGCCGCGATGGAGTTGTTCGGGCGCCGTACCGGGCGGCAACTAGCCCCGGCGCTGCGGGAATCGGAGCAAGCGTTTAACGACGTTGCGGAGTCAATTCCGCACGTGTTCACCGAAGAGCAGCGGGAAGCCGCCGCTGCGTTCAACGATCAGTGGGACGACACAACGCGCACCCTGCAAGGGGTGGGCTACGAGGTGGCGGAGGCCCTGCTCCCGATCATCGAGAGCTTCACCGAGTGGCTGGAGCAGGACGGGGCGGAGGCCCTGGAGCGCTTCGCGGACCGGATTATCGGGCTCGTGGAGGGTTTTAGGTCCCTTCCCGGCCCGGTGCAAAGCGCGGTCGTCAAATTTACCCTATTTGCCGGTGCCCTTGGCCCGGTCCTGTCCATTGTGGGCCGTGTGCTCGGCCCTGTGGGCCGTTTAGTGCGCCTGCTGGGCAACCTGCGGGGTGCTACAGTCGCCGCTACAGTGGCGAAAGCGGCCCTTGCTGCCCCGTTTGTGAAGTTCCTCGCCATCGGCGCAGCGGTGGCCGCGGCGGTCTATGGGGTTTATCAGGCGCTTCAGCAGATCAGCGCGGTCAGTGAAGCCGTGGGCAGTGCCATGACCGGGCTCGGGGAGCGGATCAGTGATACGGGCAGCGTGATCCGCTCCTGGGGCGGTACCGTGGGCAGCGTGTTTTCCGAAGCCGGTAGCGTGATCCAGGGCTGGGCGCAGAGCGCCATTAGTGCGGTCCAGGGCTGGGCGCAGAGCGCCATGAGCGCCGTTAGTGAGCTCGGGTTTGCTGGTGCCATCCGAGCCGCGTTTAGCGCCGCGCTGGACGCGAAGCGGGAGTGGGCACAGCAGGGCCTTGAGGTCATTACCGGGTGGGTAACGTCGGCACTGGAGGCCGTTGGTGCGTTCACCCTGGCGCGAGCTATCGGGAACGCCGTGAACCAGGCGCTCACGGTCCTGCGGGAGTGGGCCGGGAACGCGGCGGGTGTGATCGCTGATTGGGTTGGGCTGGTCCCGTCCATTATCGCTGGCGGGGCTTCCGCGGTCGGCGGGGCTATGCAGAATATGGTGTCCGGTGCCTGGGACGTCCTGCGGGGTTGGGCTGACAACGTGATGGAACTATTCCGCACGATGCCCCGGATGGTGGTCCAGGCGATCGGCAACATGGCCCAAGCGGTGGTCGAGCAGTTCATAAACATGGCCCGCGGTGCAATCAACGCCGTTCAAAATATGTTTTCCGCCATCGTGGGCAACAGT